ATACAAGAGGAGATTGTAGATGAACAAATTGAAGAGCAACCCAGTAGCGAAGAAGTTGTTGCAGACGAACCAGAACCGACAACAGAAGTTGCCGAACAAGAAGAGGCAATCGAGGAGCCAATTGAAGCAGAGCCTACAGAAGTTGCAGAAACAACAGAGCCAGAAGCTAGTGAACCAGTGGAAGTCGATCTAGACATTAAGGTCGCTGCTATAGAAAAAGCCATACAAGCTAAGGTGGCAAATGAAATGCAAAGAGTTAGTATGACTCTAGATGTGGTTAATGAGATTGTATCTCGTGAAATGACAGCAGAACAAGCGGACATTTCTAGTTATTTTAAGACAAATGCCGCTTTGTTTGATTCTCGTCAACTGCCTAGTGGTGACCCTGCTTTCTTTAAACAAATGAGTCTAGACACATACAATTATACCATTTATAATGAACAAGTTGCTATGGTAACAGATATGGTTGGCCAAGATCCTGTGGTTCAGTATGATAACAAAATACGAGACATCAACAGCAGGAAAACAAAAATTTTTATAGAATTAAAGGAGATGTTAAATGCCAGATCTAATCAATAAATTGTCTACCTATGCAGCCCTCGTGGGAGTTATTGGAGCCATTGGCGGTGGTTTTTATGCGTGGGGAGAGTTTAACACAAGATTGTCAGCGATAGAAAATAAAGACTTTATTGTAAATGAATCTGTTGATTTAACTGATGTGCACGATCGTATTGTTGCAGGAGACAAAGAAACTATGGAAGCTCTTAGGTCCCTTGCTCAAGCTTTAGAAATTTTAAAAGCAGATGTTGCTATTAATAACAAAGCTATAGAATTTAACAGCATAAAAATTGAAGAAGTTGATGCTAAAAACAGTAATCCTTTAGGGAGTTAACATGGCAGGGTACGCAAGAGGTAAGTACGCAAAAGCAGTATCTGATAGAAGCGGTGTGGCTTTTCCTTACAAAGAAATGATTAAAGAGTGGAACGGATCTTTGGTTCATAAAACAGAGTACGAATCCAAACATCCACAACTAAAACCTAAACCTGTGGCAGCGGACGCAGTTGCTTTACGGGACGCACGACCACAAGCACAGTCAGTTGTTTTTGCTGCACTTGGTAGAGGCGCAGACACAGCGTTTACTTCTTCTGGTATGCAACCAGCTACTTTAGCGCAAGATTTAACAATAAGATTTGAGTTAGGAAACGTTACAGTATCATGAGTAATTATACCAATTTAGTTCAAGACATAAAAGATTTTACAGAAAATAATGGCACAGATTTTGCCAATGAAATAAATCGTTTTATTGCAAACGTTGAGCTTCGTTTATCTAAAGAACTTATTAATTGTCCTGCTTTAAATAAGCACGTTACTTCAACTTTAACTGCAAGTGATCCTTTTATTAATAAGCCCAGTGGCTTGATTTCAACTATATCTTTGCAAGTTCTTTCTTCTAGCACTAGAGCTCCCTTAGAGTATAGAGACATAGGATTTATAAATGAATATTGGCCTACAAGAACAACCACTGGAACACCTAAATTTTTTGCAAACTGGGACGAAACTTATTACATTGTTGCGCCCACCCCTAGCACAACTTTTTCAGTTGAGTTAAACTATAGAGAACGCTTTGACAATATTGGTAGTAGCACAGCAACAAATTGGCTGACAGACAACGCATATGATCTTTTATTATATGGTTGTTTAATAGAGGCTTCGGTGTACAACAAAGACGCAGCACAACAACAAGTGTATACAGGAAGATACACAGAGTCTTTGCAAAATACAAAAAACGAAATAGCTTTAAAAAACAAAAGTTCATTCACAGGATAATTTATGGCATTAAAAATAGCAAACAGAGTCAGAGAAACAACCACTACCACAGGCACGGGCACTTATGATTTAGATGGTGCGGTAAGTAGTTTTCAAACGTTTGTAGCAGGTATAGGTGACAGCAACACGACTTACTATGCAGTCATACATAGATCAGAGGCAGAGTTTGAAGTTGGCCTAGGTACAGTCACAGATGCTTCAACAGACACTTTAGCAAGAACTTCTGTTTTATTTAGTTCTAATAGTAACAGTGCGGTTAGTTTTAGTGCTGGAACAAAGGATGTGTTTGTTATTGTCCCTGCTGAAAAACAACCTTTTCTTGATGCTAGTGACAATTTAACAATTGGAACGGGTGCATCCGGCACCGACTATGCACTTACGTTCGATGGAGAAAGTGCTGACGGAGTTATTACGTGGAAAGAAGACGAAGATTATTTTGAGTTTTCCGATGACATATTACTAGCTACCACAGAAAAATTACAGTTTAGAGACACTGCGATATATATAAACTCATCAGCAGACGGTCAGCTAGATTTAGTTGCAGACACAGAAATACAAATTGCAGCTACCACGATTGATATAAATGGCGCTGTAGATATTTCGGGTAATTTAACTGTTAATGGCACGCTTGATTTGGCAGACGGTAACTTTACAAATGTTGGCTCTTTGCAGTTAGATTCTATAGCAGGCGATGGGGACACCAACACAAGTATTACATTTAGTGGCTCTGACGTTATTACAATAACAGCAGGAGGAGACGCTCAGTTTACGTTTAATAATGGTTCTATAGTTCCTTCTACAGATAACGACATTGATTTAGGCACGAGTTCATTAGAGTTTAAAGACGCCTTCTTTGACGGCACAGTAACCACTGACGCTTTGGTTGCAGATACTGCAGACATTAATGGTGGCACAGTAGATGGTGCAATTATAGGTGGTAACAGTGCGGCGGCTATAACAGGAACTACAATTACAGGAACTAGTTTTGTTATTGGTTCTGCAAATATTAGTGAAGCAGAATTAGAACAAATAGACGGATTAACTGCAGGGACTATAACAGCTTCTAAAGCAGTCGTTGTAGATTCTAACAAAGACATAGGGTCATTTAGAAATGTGACACTTACTGGAGAGTTGGATGCTGCTACCTTAGATATATCTGGAGACGCAGACATAGACGGCACAACCAATCTAGACAATACAGATATTGACGGCACATTAGTAGTTGACGGTTCTAATATTTCACTTGATAGCACATCAACTTTAAACATAGATAATTCTAACACCTCTAACGGCATCACTATTGGAACAGCTACATCAGGCGTACCAATTTCTATTGGTCACACCACTTCTGAAGTAACAGTAAACGACAACTTAACTGTTACAGGTGATTTAACAGTTAGTGGCACAACAACTACAGTGAACTCAACCACTGTAAATTTAAACGACCACAATCTTGTTTTAGATTCTGGTAACACTACATCCGCAGTTGTTAATGGTGGAGGTATCACTATTGAAGGCGGTTCAGGAGACGATGCTACATTTAGCTATAATACTACGGGGCCTAAGTTTGAATTAAAGCTTGGCTCATCCCATGAAGATTTACAAATAGATCAACTTATCGCTGCCTCTCTTGATATATCGGGCAACGTAGATGTGGATGGCACACTTGAAGCTGATGCTATCACAGTGGATGGAACTGCTCTTGCCACCTTAATTGCAGCGACTACAGTAACAAACGCTACAAACTCTGCTCACGTAAGTGTTGCAGATAATGAAAGCACAAACGAAAATAATTTAATACCTTTTATTGAAGACACTTCTGCAACTGGTAATGTTGGTTTAGAATCAGACGGAGACTTCACGTATAATCCAAGCACAGGCAGACTGACAGCTACACAACTCGCAGGCACACTACAAACTGCAGCGCAAGCAAACATTACGTCTCTCGGCACATTGACTACACTAACTGTGGATAATGTAATAATAAATGGGACAACGATTGGACACACAGATGACACTGATTTGATAACAGTGGCTGATGGCATTGCAACTGTGGCGGGTGAGATATCTGTAACAACTTTGGATATAGGCGGCACCAACGTAACCTCAACCGCTGCAGAGTTGAATATTCTAGATGGAGTTACATCTACAGCCGCAGAGATAAATTTATTAGATGGCGGCACTTCAGTTGGAGGTTCGATAACGCTAGCAGATGGCGACGGTATTGTAACTAATGACGGTGGCACCATGAAGACCATACCAGCATCAGATATTAAAACTTATGTTGGCGCAGGAGCCGGTGCTTTTGCCATAGCTAATTTGGATATTGATGGTGGCACAGATATTGGCGCAAACTTAGCAGACGCAGATTTATTTGTAGTCGATGATGGAGCTGGCGGCACCAATAGAAAAATGGCAGCATCCAGAATAGCAACATATGTGGGAGCCAGTGCAGGAGCTTTTAGTATAGCTAATCTAGACATTGACGGCGGCACCGATATCGGAGCTGCCTTAACAACAAGTGACTTAATTGTGGTGGACGACGGCGCCGGTGGAACTAACAGAAAAGCGGCTTTATCTAGACTTATAACTTTAGTGGAAAGTGAGTCTAGTGCGGCAACTAAGGGTTTCAGTGTTGCCATGGCGATCGCATTATAGTATAAACAAATAGGAGAAATTTATTGATATGGCTCAAGATTTTGAAAGTAATGGTAAAAGAATAACCAACTCAGCAACTACTATTTTTACGTCAAATAGTGACGATGCAATTGTAGGTTTGAGATTTGCTAATATTTTAACAACAACGGACACGTTAGATGTGTTTATTACGGATGCTGGTGACAGTGATACGGCTAGATATTTAATTAAAGGCGTTAGTGTTCCAGCTAGTTCATCTATTGAATTAATTCAAGGTGCATCAAAAGTGATTGTACAAAGTGGTGATGTGGTAAAAGCACAAAGCGGCACGGCCAACGGTTTTGATTGTTGGATAAGTGTAGTGGACGCAATTAGTACATAGGAGGAAATATGGCAGGAACTGAAGAAGTTGGTGGTCCTTTGTTTATTGGTTCGGGTGGACCCGCTAGTGAAATAATACCTGAGCACGATGCAATTGTTGATGTTAATCAAGTTGTTGGTCATGCAGTTTTAGCAGGACCATTTACGATTAATGCGGTTGTGACTATAACTGGAGTGGTGGTGATTCTATAATGGCATTAGAAATAGACGGAGTAAACGGCATACTTAAAAACACCACAAGTGATGGTGATGTAACTATTAAAGGTAATGATGGTGGCAGTGAAATATCGGCTTTAGTTTTTGACATATCTGCTGCCGGTGCTGCTACGTTTAACGATAAAATTACAGCTGTTGGAACTTCTGTATTTACCAACTTGGATATATCAGGTGACATAGATGTCGATGGCACCACTAACCTTGATATTGTAGACATAGATGGTGCAGTGGATATGGCAAGTACCTTAACTATGGGTAACAACATAGATTTAAATGGTAATGATTTAGTTATTGATACTGATGGTGATAGTTACATTCACGAAGAAAGTGATGATGTTATCGCTATTTATGCCGGTAGTAAAAAAACAGCAGAGATAGATATTTTTGGTCAATATCATCATTATAGAGATGGCGGAACTACTTTTGGTGGTGCTGTTAATTTTATACATCAAAGAGGAACACTCGCTTCGCCTACTGTTGTAAACTCAGGTGATACGATTGGGTTGATTAAAGGTACGGTTTATGATGGCACAGCATATCTTGATGGTCCGAGAATTTTATTTCAAGTAGATGGCACACCTGGTGATGACGATATGCCAACTAGAATTGTTTTTCAAACTACAGCAGATGGTACAGCAGGAACACTCGGAGAAGTCATGCGTCTAAAAAATGACAGTGATGTTATAGCTTGCACAATAACATCTAGCGCAACTACAGATACAACTTCTGCTTTACATCTTTCTAAACCAGATGAAAGTGCGTCTACTAGCAGTAGAATGATTGGTTTTGAAGTAGGCGGTCAAGGTAGAGGTAATATATTAAATGGAACAAGTGATTCAAACTCTCCCTCTTTTGGAACTGGGTCTGATAGAAGATTAAAAAAGAATATAACAGCTTACACAGGTGGATATGATAAAATTAAATCTATACCTGTGCAAACATGGGATGAACAATTTACAGATGCGACAGGAGTTAAAGGTTGGATTGCAGATGAATTAGATGCTGTATTTCCAGACGCAGTTACAGGAACAAAAGACGCAACAAAAACTGTTACAAATGCTGTAATAAGTGAACATGGAAATTGTTTAAGAGATGGCATACCTGAAGAAGAATTTAATGAATTAAAAGCAGACGGACAATATGCAAACTGTACTTGGTCAGCATCAAAAGTTGTACCTGCCTTTCAAATGTCTGCACCTTTAAAATTTTTCCCTGACGTGGTTCAAGCACTACAAGCAGCTATAACAAAAATAGAAACACTAGAGACAAAAGTGGCAGCATTAGAAGGATAAATTATGAGTGAAATAAGAGTCGATACTATATCAGAAAAAACGTCAGGTAATGGCGTAGCCGTTGATGGTGTAACGTTAAAAGATAATAAAGTTACTGCCAATGGAGGTCTTGTTGCAGACAACATAACAATCGATGGTACAGAAATAGATTTAAGTTCTGGTGATTTAACTTTAGACGCTGCTGGTAGAATAGATTTAAGTGCTGACGATAATGGTGAAGTTAGACTATTTGATGGTTCTTCTAACTACGGACAGTTTAAAGATGATGATGATAGATTAAAAATACAAGGATTAATTGCAGATAAAGACATGCTTCTTGTTGTTAATAATGGTGGTTCAGAAGCTACATCTATAGTGATAGATTCAACTGGTGCAGTAACCAAGCCACTACAACCAGCAGTATTGGCTTACTCATCTTCTGCACAAAATGATATTGCTACTGGCGTTGTTACTATACAGCTTGATGCTGAAGTGTATGATGTAGGTGCAGATTTTAATACAAGTAATTATACTTTTACAGCACCTGTAACTGGCAAGTATATGTGTAGTGGTCAAATTGCTATGACTGATGTTGATACAGCTTTTCAATGGATTTATGGAAGATTTAATACATCAAACAGAATTTATTATATGGCTTTGATTGATCCTCGTATTGAAATGTCAGCTGATGGTATTCATACTTGGACTTTTTCAGCTTTAGTAGATATGGACGCAAACGATACTTTAGTCCTAGACACACGAAGTTCTGCTCACGGAGCAGCACAAAATAATATTACAGTAAGTACAGCTACTGCACTTGAAACTTTTATGACGGTATATTTAGCAATTTAATAATGACGAAACAATCAATCTTAAAGGAGATAAAATAATATGGCAACACACAATAAAACAATAAGTTTAACAGATGATGAACAAAAGATTCTGTCTAATGAATTATATAATGATACAGATAATGCTGGCATTGATGCATGGCTACAAGCGGCTATTGATGGTAAAATCAACAACTGTTGGAAACGTATGCAAAATGAATGGACAACTAAATTAATGAATGATAATTCATTTACTGATAGTATTCCATCTAACCAAGCAGATTTTATAGCATTAGTAACATCTCGTTCTGATTATAAAAACAGAAAAGCTAGAGACGATAATAGTTAAAGGATAACTCATGACCAGTGAAATTAAAGTAGACACTATTAGTGAACAAACCAGCGCCAATGGTGTAGCTATTGATGGTCTAACGATTAAAGACGGTGGCATAACAGCTACAACTGGTGCTATCGTTTTTAACGAAGCTAGTGCTGATTTAGACTTCCGAGTAGAATCTAATGGTAATGCTAATATGTTTGTTGTTAATGGTGGTAGCAACTTAGTAGGTATTGGTGCTGACCCTGATTTAGGTGCAGGACTACACATTAAAACTGCTGATAGTGGTGCTACTGCTACTGCTCACGGTGATGAATTAGTTATTGAAGATGGCACATCAGGTGCAAATGTTGGTATGTCTATTTTATGTAATGCTAACGGTGAAGCAAGAATAAATTTTGGTGATAGTGATGATAATGATATTGGTGGAATTTATTATGAACACGTTGATGATAGAATGGAGTTTGTAGTTAATAACGCTGTAGGTCTAAACATTATTAATGGACCAAAATTAGCAACATATAATGAAACTGCTCCTGATGTAGATCAAGGTGGATTAACTCTTCAACAAGGTGGAGATGATGGTAACATCTTAACTTTCAAATCTTCTGATGTTGCACACGGATTTACTGGTATTGCTGAAACAGATTCTTATGGTACTTTTGTTAAAGCATCAGGCACAGATGGTGGTTTAACTATACAAGGTTTTCACGAAGGTCAAGGCTTTGGTCTTCAACTGATTGCTCATTGTAAAACTGCTGGATTTACAAATAGTAATTCAACTGGATATGGACATCTTGATTTAATAGCAAGAGGCAGTAATGGCTCCACTAGTGATGCTGCTTTAGAAGATAATGAAAATTGTATGAGTGTTAGAAATGGTGGCAATGTTAAATTTATTGTTAAAGGTAATGGTGAAATTTTTAGTGAT